CGGTCAACCAGAACCCAGAAGTACGCATTCGCGTCGAGGCTCCGCTTCTCCCGGTGTTCCTTGATCTCCACATCATATGCTTTGCCCTCTTTCAGGCTGTCAAGCACCTGTCGTGCCTTGTTGGTCTGGATGCACAACCAATCTCCGGCGGCATCCATCGTCCAGCGGAACGATGTGGCATTAACCCGCTGCATCGTTGGACTCCTTGGCCTCGGCTACGCACTTCTCGCACAGCGCATGGCCGTACAGTTCCTTCGCTCTCGCCGCCAGACGTGCCGCCTTCACCGTGGCTCTGCCGTCAAAGTAATCCATCACCTGACCGCCGCAGCGCTCACAGATAACGGTGGCATCGCCCTGCGGGGGAAGTCTGTACCCCGGCTTCTGCCGCGTGGGGATCGCCGGTTCCTTCGGTCTGCTCGGCTCCGGCGTTTCCGCGTCCGGGTCCTTCATTTCCTCGGTGGGGATGCAGAATACCTGGAAAAACGCATACTTCATGGCAATCGCCATCGCCTTGTTGCTGGCCTTGTCTCCGCTGTCCATGCCCTCGCCGATCACCAC